GTATATTGGTATCACTACCTGAGGCGGTTATTGACGGTCCAAATCCCGTGACATTACCCGTCACTTGCAGATAGTTAACTGCTGAGGCTGTGTGGGTTACTGCAAATTGTTCGGTGTAAGCGCCACCGCCAGTTCCAAACCCGTGTTTGCCCGTTCCTTTTGCCAAGTAAAGCATATTGACGTTTGCGTCAGAACCTTGCGAGCTTAATACCGTACCCTGACCTGTGACGTTACCTGACACTTGCAAGAAGTTAACTGCGCTTGCTGTGTGGGCAATACGAAACTGCTGCTGTGCACCAGCGTTGGTTCTAAAGCTATGCGCCTCTGTGCCTTTAGTGTCGTAAGTGATGAAGATATTTGTATCACTACCTTGGGCAGAAAAGTTTACACCCGCAGTTGTAGCGCCACCCGTCGCTTGCAGGTAGTTAACTGCTGAGGCTGTGTGGGCAATATAAAACTGAAAGTTACCCGCCGAACCAGTATTAAATATATGCCCAAACGTGCCTTTGGATAAGTATTGCGAGTGGATATTTGTATCCGAACCAGAGGCTTGTAAGTAAGGACTTGACCCTGTAGCCCCACCCGTGACGTTGTAATAATTCACCGCACTAGCAACAGGCGTGACACGCAGGGATTCTGCACCGGGACCCGCGCCTAGGGAAATTGTGCCAGTTGTTCCAATACGAGCGTATTCCGTTCCTGTAATTTGAAAAATATGCGATGAAAATGACGGTTGCGCTGCGTTATAAATTGTAAATCCCGTTGCGCCATCACGATATATATCTGTGTATTGACTTGAAGCCGTTAAACCAATTCTGATTTTTGCAGCGCCGCTGCTAACATGAAGAAGTGCGGCTGGAGAGGTAGTGCCAATCCCCAACGACCCTGCCATGTAATTAGCACCCGCACCACTAGCGTACAAGTTGTAATCGATTGCGTTGGTGAGGGTGAGTTGACCCGTACCTGATAGTGTAGTGAACGCACCAGTGCTAGGGGTGGTAGCACCCACTGTGCCGTTTAGTGCGCCTGCAAAGCGTGTGGCGGATAGGATTGTGCCATCAAAAGTCAAGTTTGCAGAATCAACAAGCAAGCCACCCGTGCCGTTGTAATTAACTCGACCCGAGGTTAAGCCTGAGTCTGTCAGCGTAGTAAATTTACCAGTTGATGCAGATGTACTACCAATAGCAGTACCGTCAATTGTTCCACCCGTAACAGTAATATTGCTGACTGATACGTTTGTAATATTGATTGAACCACTTGAAATAGTGACATTACTTAACGTCACATTAGCAAGGCTTGATGTCGTACCGCCTAAACTAACATTTGTTGTTCCAATTGTTAAAGAACTATTTGCCAAAAAACTATTTGGAAAAGTTGTTGCAACAGTTGAAATGGTCGCATTGGTCAGCGTAAGATTTCCCACGCTAGTTGTTGTATTTCCTAAATAAACAGAAGTGTTTCCAAGCGTAATTGGAGTTGCAAAATTGCTGTCCAATTGCGATAGCGGAATAGATGTTGTTGCTGTTGCAAAGATATATGGGACAGCCATTAGAACCTCACTCTCAATTCATGTTCAAATTCAAATCCGTTATAAACGTAGCCGGGATTTGTTGATGTTACTGTGATTCCAATGTATTTTCCATACATGGAAGCGTCTGTTTTAAATAGCTCATAGCCAACAGTTCCCCAACCAACAATTTGACTTGAATTGTTTGTCCATGTAACAACTTGAAGAATATTGTTTGTCCAAGCAATTAAACTTGTTAATGAATACGGGGGACTTGATTGATTTTCTGAATCAACCGTTGCTTGTAATGCAACGGGTGTACTTGGTGTTGATGTTGCCTCAATTCCAATCTTTAACGCTTGTTTAGTACGAATAGGATCAGTCATTGGCAACAAAGCAGTTTGCAGCCGTGACGTAATTGACGCTGTAGCGTTTCCGTACAATTGATATAAATTATTGTCTGCTGTTCCAAAAAGCGTAACTAAACCACTAACAGGAACAGAAGTCACAAATTGCAACGCATCATTTTGAGAAGTAATAAACCATTTCTTTTCAAAAAATACTGCTTGAACGTAGCGATAAGAATTAGTAAATACTAAATCGTAGTATCTAAAATTAAATGCGGCGCATAAAATATTATTTAATAATACTTGTCCCGCATAAATTGGATAAGAAAAATCAATATTAGGAAACATTCCATCTAAAGCATCAGAAATTTTAGATGTTGTTGAGCCAACAAGTGCATAAATTCCGTAATCATTTAAAAACAATACAGAACGAAAATACGGAAAAATAGCATTGGCTCTTTTACTTCCTACAGACGCAGACACGTTTGTATTAGTAAAAATAGTAATTCCGTTGGTATCAACTCTAACGTCAGAAAATACGTTAATTGAATCGTCACCAAAAATGTACAAAAAGTTATTTGCTGCTAATATTTGTTGAATGTTGCCATGCAACGTAGAATCAGTTAAGACAAAAGACCCGGCAGACACACTTGTAAAGTCGGTGTAGGAATCCGCAGCAGAATAATAAATAGTCCTACCGGCAGCAATAAAAACCCTGCCGCTAAAAGAAGCAATGCCGCAATTACGATCACTGTTAACAATCCCTTTACAAACCGCATTTGCACCGCCCCCGCCAGATATTGTGACTGTTAAATTAGCCGCATTGGTGTATCCCGAACCGGGGTTGGTCATAATAATTTGTTGGACTTGACCACCGCCTAATACCGCAGTACCGGCTGCGTTTGTTCCACCCCCACCGCTAAATGTTACAACCGTGTTTGCTGCATTGGTGTAACCAGTACCACCAGATACAACAACGGCTGAAACGGTTCCCGTAGCAAACGTAACAACACCAGCAATAGCTGTAGCGTTAGCTCCACCACCGCCAGAAATAGTAACTGTAGGAGGAGGGGTTCCATAACCAGAACCGGCATTATCTAAAGAAATAAGTGCAACAACATTAGCTAAAACCGAAGCTGTTGCATTGGCTTGACCGCCATTTGAATCAAGTGGTGCGCCAATTACAACAGTAGGTGTAGTTGTATAACCAGAACCGCTATTTGTAATTGCAATGATTCCTACAGAACCAACAGACACAACATTGTTGCCATCCCAAGTAAAGTAACCTTTAGATGGGTCAAGAATTAACATTCTTTCATTTTTCCACTGGCTTGTAATAATTCCAGTGTTAGAAAATGTTCCAGCAACAGCAACATTTCCTTTTGCTTTAGTGGTTAAGTTATAATATTGTGCGCTACCGTCTGTTTGAAATGCAATTATGTAATCAGTTATGTCAATATTGCATGACGTTAAATGGCTGACGGTATTAGACCAAACAACAGCATTGCCACCAGTATCTTTAGAAGCAATGTAGTTAGGAATAACCTTAGCATTACCATATCCGACAGGTTGAACATTTTCAATCCACGAAAATTCATCTTCTTCAATAGCCGTGCGATTGGCTTTAGTGTTAAGCCCTTTAAATTGCTTAACAACTTTATAGCTTTTTTTCTGCTCTGCCGCTGCCATGATTAGTATGGACTGCTATAGGCTGAAGGAATCCTACGAGTAAATGTCGTGTTTAGGACACTTCTTGCATGGTTAATATATTCTTGCTTAAAAATTTCTGCTTCGCCAAAAGACTGTTCATAATACTTAGCCAAATATGCAGCATAAAATTGTGGGCAAGAAGTATATGGGTCTTGAATTGTGTCAGGCACAACAGGATTAGACAATGTTAAATCTGTTGGCAAAATTACAGTATCAATTTCTAATTGATAAATTTGGTCTGGAATAGGACCAATGTAAATAGTATTTTGTCCGTAAATTGAAAACGCTTCTGGTCTACCAATGTAATTTTGCCAAAAACGCATACGAGCATTAAAGTCTGTCCACGGCAAATAATTCAACGGCACACGACTATTGCCCCAATACAAATTTACGTTAAGAATATCAAGCGTGTTTGCGCCTTGTGGTAACGTAGAGTACGGGATTTGCTCTACGTTTCCCACATACGTTAATCCGCAAGTGCCATCTGTAAATTGAGTGCTTGGTGGATAGTTTGTTGTGCCGGAAGGATAAGCTGGAGCCGTTGTTCCGCTTGTTCCTGCTAATGTGACTTGATAAATAAAAATGTTTGAAAAAACAAAGTCATTTAAATTGTATGGCGTACTTGCAGTCCACACCGTTGGATTTGTAGCGGTTGCGCTATTAAGCGGGGCAGCAACGGGGGCGGGTGATTGTGTAACTTGAATTGAACGCAGACAGCCAGTATCTCGCACCGTTCTTGCACGGGCGGCATTGATGTTATCTGTTAGCTGCTGGTCCGTGTAAAAATTGGCATTGGCATCATGCAGCAAACGTCTAACTTGGGTGATGTATCCCGACAAATTTTGAGACATTTACCTTCCATAATCTTTAAGCTGCTGACAGGACTTTTCCCCCACGAGATTTTACAACCTCTAGGGGTACTCTTTCCACCAACGGGGATAACGATTGGTTCTTTTTTGGAGGCTCGGTGGATAACTCCCATTTAGATAAAAGCTCTAAACCTTTTTCTAAATCATTAGAAGTTGTAATCCAACCAAGCCTTGCCAAATAAGGTTCTTTGTTGTCATCTCCGTAACCAAAAACGTGCTTGGCTACTTCAATCGGCACTTCTACCGTTTCGCCTTTGCCAAAAGTATAGAATTTACCGGCATAGCCATCTTTCCATACTTTGTCAGAATTATTAGTTACAAAGATAACAGACATTTAGAATCCTACAACTTGTCCAAAAACGCAAAT